CGCGGCTTCGGCAATGCCTTTGCCGTTAATGATGCCGTTTTCAAGGCCGTTCGCGATAGCCTCGGCCAGGATGGTCCGGACATAGCGGTCTAGCCATGCAGGGCCTAAATCTAACATAGCCTTGCAAACAGGCAGCCATGCAGACAGCTTAGTTTGCTCAAGGCTTAAATAGGCAAACTGTGCGCTAAGCTCCTTTTTGATCTCACCACATAGCGGCCCCCACCAAGCCAGATGCCGATTGTCCATTGTGCTATATAGATATTTAATTAGCGCACCGGCATTTTCAAAGCGAATCTCTGATAAAAGCGGGTGCTCCTCGGTGATATCCTCGAACACGGCATCAATGATTGTTTCGGGAAGCACGGCGTCAAAACCCGTAAGCGCCTGCTTCGGATTAGCGGATTTCATCGCGCCTATTACTTTCTGATAATATTCGGTCTCTCGTGAGGTCAACACTCGTACACCGCGGCCGGACAGAATCTGATTGTCAGCCGTCTGCAACATGCCTTTTGCTTCTGCCAGGACTGCTTGCTGCAACAGGTCGGTGTACTCGATAAATGCTTCCGCAAATTCCTCCTCGTTGCCTTCCTGCATAGCTTCGTTAATCTTAGTCACAGCGTCCTCTTTCTGCTGTGACATCTTGTCAAGATTAAGCATTTGTTTCTCTCCTCTCTGCGGCAAGTAGTGCCGCAAGTAATTTTTTAGGCTTGTTTTGCTTAAGAATCGATTCAGGTTCTGGTTCCGATTCAACAACGGTTTCGGATGTTTCGGGGATTTCGGGCTCTGTTTTAGATTCAGGTGCGGAAGAAAGTTCTATTACGGGCCCGGCGGGTTGCTGCACTTCGAGTATCGCGACATTGTTGGTGGCCTTGTCTTGCGGCGTAACAAGGGTATATTGCCCGCCTGTCGTTTCCCATAGGACGATTACCGGTGCCGGCCCCCTGGGTGCGGGCTCTTGCTGTTTGCTGTTTTGAGACTGCCGCTCTAAAATCATGCCGATCAACTGCTTGCGCAGATTCAGGCTCGCAGCTGCCTTATCAGTTACCGCCGGCTCTACTATCTCCGTTGCAAAGCCCATTTCAAGGGCTTGCTCCGGTGCGATCCATGTTTCGGCGTCCATCATTGCGCGGAGTTCTTCCTCGGAGATATTGACATGGTCCATGTATGCATTGATGCTAGCCTTGTTAATAATCTCCAGATCGTCGGCGTCTTTTCGCAGTTCGCCCGGATCGCCCATTGTAACCATCCACGCATTGTGAATCATCAGAAGCGACGCATTCGACATTATCCGTTCATCGCCGGCCATAAACACTACGGATGCGGCAGAACAAGCAAACCCATCGCAGTAGGTTTTTACTTTTGCTTTGTGCCGGCACAGTGCATTATAAATTGCCAAGCCCTCTGCAACTTCGCCGCCGTAAGAATTAATAAAGACATTGATTGTCTCAATGTCCCCGGGCAGCTCCTCGATCTCTTTTGCGAGAGTGTAGCTGCTGACATCGCTTTCTAGCCATTCCCAGGATACGATGTCGCCGTAAATGTAAACGCTTGCCTCTTTATTCTCCGCAGTTAGCGAATAGTATTTTCTGCCTTTGATATTCGCCACCTCCTTTTGCATTCTAAATTATTGAGAGACAGAACTGTCATCACCTCCTGAAAAAAACTGCTCAACTGGCTCATAGTTTTTTGTCATCCAGCGCGCCGTGCTCCATTCGGTGCCCAGCGGCTCCATACCAAGGGTTTTTAGAATGTCGTCGATAGAGTAACCGCCTATGCGGAGCAGGGTTTCAAGTGCGCCGGCAATATCTTTTAGGTCATGCGCCCGGATCATTGATGTGTTGATCCGCATATAGGTACGCTCAAGGACCGCTTTCTTTTTGTAATATTTGCGATTAATTTCATCGTGAATAACTTCGGCCAGAGGGTTTATGCAAAAGGTTAACAAGTTGTCCATCGCCTTTTCTGTATCCGCTACGTCGCCCTTGATAAGCTGCGGCGGGACTTGAAAAGCGATACAAACAAAATCTATGATGTCGTCAATAAAGGCCCGGATCTGCGCGTTATCTGCGCCGCCCTTGACACCTATATTAGAGGGCAGTTCGTTATACTTTAGTCCTCCGGTTAGGGGTAAAACCGCAGGGCCTTCCGCTTCAAAGAAGGCCTTAAATTTTCTCTCGAATAGGTCTCTAAGCTCTTGTTGCGCCTTCTCGGTAGTCGGCCAATTCGTCGGTACTTCGACCGTTCCGCGCCGGCTGTGATTTCTCTTGTAGTTGACCTGCGCCGCGGCAATAAGCTTCCCGTAACTGTTATATAGTCCTTCGATAACATCCGCAATTCTTTCGTTGTGTAGTTCAAAATGAAAGACCTCGGATTCTGTGTAGCTGCGGCTTAAGGCAAAGTCGTCAACAATAACGTTGCGATAGATATATTCCTTAAAAGCGTAACGATCTACGCTAAAATTATCAGCTACATAAATATGTTCATCCTGCCAAACAACCAAGCATTCGTTATTATAGACCATTTTTGAAACTACATCGCGCCAAAACTTGCTCGCACTTTTGTTAGGGTTAGGCTCGACATTAAAAAGATAATAGCTGTCCTTCCGGACCTCCTCACCTTTTTCAAAGGTTTGAAATTCTGCCCGCGAAAGCACACCGGCGATCAAGTTAATGCAAGCCTGCACCGCTAGTTCTTTGAAATAAATTTCTGTCGCTATTTCGCCAACAATAGTGCTTATGTCTAAAGTCTTTGTGTTTCGGTCAAACAAGCTTAAAAACCAGTCCCATACCGCCACGCCTATACCTCCCTTAATAGGTGTAAACACCTAAACTCATAACATCTTCCGCAGGCCAATCAAGCTCGCTGTCTTTAGACAGGGCATGAATCAAAGCAAAAAACCCGTCTGTTTTGCGGGTCTTAGGTTCAATCTTTAAATATGTCGTGTTGCCCTTCGCATCCATTTCCTGACAAGTGTTATTTGTGTACCAGCGCATCGTGGGGTTGTCCCCGAACACTAAAGTCTCTTCGGCAAACGATTGCTCAACCAGGGGGGCCACTTTCGCATGAGTAGCCGGACCGCTTCTAACTTCTGTAAGCGGCAAGCCCTTCTGCTTAAATTCCGATTCCAGAAGGGCGGCCCTGTAGCTGTCGCAAACGATATCAATAATGTGATATCTCTCGGCTTGCTTTAAAAACCAGCTCGAGATGTCGCCTGCGCTTATGTTGGGCCGGTTGATAATAGTCACAAGCCCACGGTCTGCCATCTCCCGTACCGGGAATTTTATCGGCCGGCTTTCAACCTTCAGTGCCAGGTGGCAAACAAAGCTGTGCTCTATCCAGTAGCGCTTGCCTTTATACTTAAAAAGCAGACCGCAGCTAGCAAAGTCCGTTGTCCTGGCGTAGTCAATCGCTCCGATGCACTGCAGTCCTTCAAGTTCTTCGAAGGGTATAGGCTGGTTGGTAGCAAGAATTTTCTCCCAGGGTGCTACGACGATAAAGCTATCTTGCGCCGGCAGGTTCATGCGCTTAGTCATAAAATCGATGGCCAAGTGTGGCAAATATTTTGACTTAGCGTAAACGTTTTTCATCTCTTTTTGCAATTCCGGAAAGTATTCCAGAGACGGATTCGCCTTCGGCCAATTAGCAGGATCTTCGGCTTCTTCCTTGCTGTCCAACCGGTAGATCAACGGCAAGAAGCCAATATCTTTTATTTCTCCGGATAGCACTTGTTTCGATAAGTCTAAAAGTTCATCAAGCACGCCGCCTCGCACATAACCTTGAGTCGTGATATAAAACGTGCGGGAATGTTTCCGTTTGCCAAAACCTGATGTAAATACTTTTATCATGTCCCAGTCCTCGTACTCGTGAACCTCGTCGAATATAAGGCAGCCTGTTCTCTTGCTATCTTTGGTGCGCGCGTTGCTGGTGTTGTATTTGATATAGCTTTTAGTTTTTAGGTTTACGATCTGCTGCTTCGTTTTATAAAAAAACCTCTTAGACTTATCCCAGGTGCGCTCAAGAACTTCGTAAATATCTTCAAAGCTTGTTTTTGCTTGATCTTCAGCATTAGCGATAATGTCAATGTTGTATCCCTTAACGCCGTGATAATGCGTTGTGAGATACCATGCCACAGGCGAAATAAACCCGTTTTTGCCGTTGCCCCGGCCCATCATGATAAAATATTCATCATAAACTACGGTATCCTGAGATCGGTAATAGCAATGTATTAAGGCTAAAACTAAAAGCTCCCAGTCCAGGAGCTCGTATTCAAAATAACGCTCTATCAATTCGACGGCTTTATCTATTTTTTTGTGATCGATAAATACGTCGGGATCATTTAATTTAAGCTCAATCAGATCCATAGCTTGCTTTAAGTCTCCGCAGGCCGGAATCGCACCGGATCTGACGCCGTCGATATAGCTGTCAATGTAGGGGTGATAATCTCTGTGCCGCCTCTGCATCTACATGGTCACCACCTCCGGGTTACATTTCGTCGTCATCAGGATCGGATTCTGGCTCAAGGTTCGTAGCCTTTAGCCCTAGCTCGCTTAATATCTTTAGCATCTGCGCATTGGTTTTGTTAAGCTCGGCAATCGAGTCATTTTTTTTATAGCCCCATTGGTCCTTGCCATGCTGGTACTTGACGGTGACGCCGCGTTTCTTAATGTCCTTAATCAGTTTGTTTTTAATATCATGCAGGGCCATGTAGTCATGCACCAGGTCGAGGTACTGCGTGCCGTATACGCCCTGTCTTTCTAACTGATCGATGAGGTCCTGCTTGATTTGTGTTTTGCTAGGCTTTTTAGGAGCTGTCAATGTCTCACCTTCTTATTTACACGTTCACGTAAGGTATTTGCTAAATATGTTTTGTGCGGCCCCCCGCCCGGTCCTCCGGGCCTGTGCGATTTTTGTTTTTTGAACCCGGGGGGGGTATTACCATCTTTCCGGCGTAATATATTCTTTCTTCTCGCGCTTGGCTGTTCTAAACTTTTCAGGATGCAGCCGGTTGTGGCACTCCTCGCACACTGTCATAAGGTTGTCGGCTTCAAGCGCAAGGTCTGGCCTGTCCTCTAGGTGCTTGATGTGATGCACAACATTGCCCTTGCTAAAACTGCCGCGTCGCTTGCACTCTTGACACTCGTTGTTGTCCCGCTCAAGCACCTGCTCCCGCACCCTCAACCATGCCGCACTCTTGTAAAGCTCCCGGGCTTCAGCTGCCCGGAAGTGCTTGTCGATTACTTGATCCCAGACAGCGACATCTCGGCCGTCAGGATCATCCCGCAGCCGCCGTCTGGCTGTCGCTTCGTCTACTTGCAGCTCAATGTATTTAACATCAATGCCCGATAGCGCCTGCCTCAGCCTGGGCCGAATCGTAGTCACGATGATCCACGCGGCGTCTAACTTGTCTTCGTGCCGCAGCCGGTTTATAATCAGGTCCCGGATGTCTAACACATAGCCGATTAGATTGTCATTATGCTGATGAACGGGAAGGCCGCTCAGTGCAGACATTATCAAGTCGAAGTCAAACACGATGTCGTTAGGGCCTTTGCGCTCTTGTACATATGTGCTCTTACCGCTAAGTGGCGGCCCGTGCACTACATATACATTCACTGTTAAATTAATCTCCTAGTAGCTAGTACACAACAGGACCGCGCCCTGCTGGTAGACGCGGCCCTATGCGGGGTTGGGAATGTTTAACAAGATAAACTTGCTTAATAACATAATAGCACAGACAAACCGAACATAACGAACAAGCTTAAGCATCTACCCTAACGGCGATATATGTAGTCTATTGCTATATCTACGACAAGGCTTGCAAACCCGCGAGATTCTAATTGATCATAAATAGCCTTATTGTTTTTATCGATTAGGTCCACAATCAACTCCGGTGTCAATTCACTCGTGCCGATCTCTTTTAACAGATCGCTTTTTGATAGTCCGATATCAAGCATGCTATCGCCCTCCTTTCGCCCCCACACTTCGATAAAAGAGCGTCCAGATCATCTTTTGCCCTCCAAAAATCTATCATGCATCATCCTCACACTGTCCCCCGTATTCCCGCCCCCAATATGTGCCGCTACCTGCTCCCACGTCAGGCCGTTCACATGCCGCAAGATAATTATTTGCCGGAGCAGGCTGTCATCTATCTCCTCGACAAATTCGTTTATCTCCACCACCAGATCCATCAGGTCGTCTAACCGGCGCTGGAGCCGCTCCTTTAGCCGCTTCATTTTCCGGCCATGCTCTTCGTGCGCAAAGCCGGTGATGTAAAAAGACTTCTCAGTGTAAGGATGCTCGGGGTCGGAGCCGCGCACTTTATCGGTGACGATCTCGCTCTCCAGGTTTGCGATCTGGTCTTGGAGCAGCTCGATCTCCCGTTTCAGATGCCGCAGTTGGCGCAGCTTGTCCTTATTCACTCGCCATCCCTCCCCGGCCTGGGCGGTGTCTCCATCAGCCGCCGCAA